ATCGCCGCCATCCCGTCCGTTATTGGTGATATTGCTACCGCCAGCGGTAAAACTACGGCGGAAATCAGGGCGCTTGGATCTGCTGGTAAGCTGACGGCATCGCAACTTACGGAAGGGTTGAAGGCATCGCTTGATTCCAATGCGTCAGCGGCTAAAGGCATGTCCAACAACCTGACGGATGCAGGCGTAAGGATTAAGACGGCCATCACTGAAATACTGGTATCGTTTGAGGGGCAAACCAGCGTCCTCCAGACGTTCACCAACGGTCTGATTAGTGCCGCTGACGTCATCCTTGAGTTTGGGCGCGACTCAGAAAGCATGGCTGGCCTAATTGACACCGCCACCATTGCTGCCAAGGCGTTTGCTCTGGTAATGGCTGGCCGGTATGCGGGAGCGTTAAACACAGCTATTGCTGGCAAAGTTCAATCAGTATCCGCAACGCGGCAGATGGTTACAGCAGAAAGCCAGGCGGCGCAGGCGGCTTTGATTGCAGCGAATGCAACAAGAAGAAAGGCGGTGGCTGACAAAGAGGCCGCTCTTTCTGCCGTCGCGCTGGCGCAGGCTGAATATAATGTGGCAAAAGGCAGTAATGCCGAAATGACGGCTCTTACTGCTTTAACGGCAGAAAAATCAAGAGCGCGTGCAGCCTCTCTAGCTCTGGCTCAGGCCGAATCAGCGCAGGCAGCAGCTACAGCAAAAGCAGCGTCTGCTGCAAGAGCGGCATCCATAGGCATGGGGTTGTTACGCGGGGCGATGTCTCTTCTTGGTGGACCGGCGGGAATCGTGATGATTGCTGCATCTGCGCTGATTTACTGGTGGCAAAGCGCGAAGCAGGCTAAAGAAGAGGCGATTAATTACGCAGATTCACTCGATGGCGTTATTGCCAAAATGAAAGAGATGAATCAGGTGCAACTTACTGGCACTCTTGCTGATGTAGCAAAATCTGTCGCGGCGCAAAAGGATCATATAGACGACCTGAATGATTCGGTAAGGGATGCTCAGACTGAATATGACAAATACAGTGGCCTGGCAAAACAATTCGGGGTGGAACAGGATAAAAACAACGGTTATGTAAAAAAAGCCAACGAATGGCTGCAAACATTAAACCAAAGAAAAAGGGATGTCAGCGATGCCACTGATAAACTAAACCGCACCACCGAACAGCAATCACTTATTCAGGAGCAGTTAAATCAAAAGGCGAGAGAGTCCGAAGAGGCATTCAACATTCTTGCTAATAACTTGCGCAACAAAATACCAGGAGCGAGTGAAGCTGCTATATCTGCGATGGCATCTACTATTCAGGTGCTGGACACGCTCAACAAAAAAGCTGCAAGCGTTGGGAAAGATCAGCCAGCGGAACCTGAAGAGTCACCGGAAGCCAAAAAGTTAATCCAGAACGCTGAACGCCGCCTTGCACTCTCAAAGTTGGAAGGTGAGGCGAGGGCGAGATTACAGGCTCAATATGATGCAGAGGATGCCGGAATCGCCAAGGGCGATAAGCTCGTTGGGGTGCTGCAAAATGTGTATGCTGAAACAGAGCGTGTTACCGCTGCAAGGAAGGACGCCAATAAGGAAACAAAATCATCTGATGAAGCCGCCCAATCCCTTACCCGCCAACAAGCCGCACTCGATCGGCTGAACACTGGTTATGCCGATGGCTCTCTCGAGTTAGCGAAATACGACGCTGTAGTTGCTCTTGGAAACAAAGCATCAGGAGAGCAGATTGCCAAAGCTGAACAGCAAGCGGAATCCATATGGAAAATACAGCAGGCAACCAAAGCGGCGGCGGAAGAGGAAAGGAAGCGCACACAGGCGGGTCAAAACTTTACCGGGCTACAGGGGCAGGTATCACCAGTTGCCGCAGTAGATAACATCTACGCACAGCAAATGGCGCAGCTTGACGAGTATGTGCAACTCTACCCACAAAAAATTGCAGAAGCAGAAGCCGTCCGTGCAGGAATTGAAGATCAGTATCATCAGAAACGCATGGCCGCAATGTGGGAGGAATGGCAGCAGCAGAGCGAGATCAACAATATGCTTGGCGCTGCGATCGACTCCTTACAGGGGGGCGCTACCAGCGCGATAACTGGTCTTATCAATGGCACCCAAAGCCTGCAAGAATCCTTCGCCAACATCGGCACGACAATCCTCAACAGCGTTGTCGGTAGTCTGGTGCAAATGGGGATTGAGTGGGTCAAGAGCCAGTTAATGGGGCAGGCCGCTGCTGCTGCATCACTGGCATCTACAATGGCTCAGGCTACCGCCGCTGCATCTGCATGGGCGCCTGCCGCAATGAGCGCTTCTATCGCAACGATGGGGAGTGCTGCTGCTGTTGGTCAGACGGCCTATGCTGGCTCTCTCCTGGCAGCCAAAGGAATGGCCGTTGCTGGTGCGCGTTATAACGGTGGTCCGGTCGATGCCGGATCTCTGTATCGGGTAGGTGAGAAAGGTAAGCCAGAGATATTCCAGGCCAGCAATGGCAGCCAGTACATGATACCTGGTGATAACGGCCGGGTGATCAGCAACAAAGATGTGCTGGGGGGCGGAGGTGGTGGTGCTTCATTCAACCCCGTAATGAACCTGACGATAAATACCACTGGGGGAATTGGCAGTGAGGATATCGCAAGGCTGCGCAAAGCGTGGAGTAACGACATGCTGAAGATGATGGTAGACCAGAGCACTCGTCCCGGTGGTTTATTGCAAGGGAGGCGTAAGTAATGCCAGAAACATTCACATGGACACCGCAGCGAGCTTACCAGGTTGAACGCACACCCAACGTAGCCGTCGTTAAGCTAGGTGACGGATACGAACAGCGGCAAACGAAGGGTATCAATCCGCTAATGGATAAATACTCGCTCACCTTTCGCGGCGTCAGCGGCCAGTGCCGCAGTAACCCTGCGAAGGATGCAGAGGCATTCCTCAAGGCGAGAGGTGCGGTTGAATCTTTCTACTGGACGCCATCCGATACGGGAGTGAGGAAGCTGTTTGTCTGCCGATCCTGGAATATGACAAAGACCGGGCCGCTGTTTGAACTGACGGCCACTTTTGAACAAGTACCACGATAAGCCGAAAGGCGGGAGACAGTTATGACTTTAGAACAACGTGTTGAAGAGTTAGAGGCTATGGTTGATTCAATGAAAGCACAGATGGAAGAAGTTATTAGCGCTCACACCTGTGCTTATAATCAAATCACTGCGAAATTAGATCAAATTGCCGTAATTCAAGCTGAACGCAAGGCTTGAATAGCAAGTTTTTCAATCTCACCGATGGTTTTATTCTTTATCTCATCTGGCGCTATATCTAGGTTTACCGAATGAAATTGGTCATTAGGGCCAATCAAATTAGCTTTTAATTTAAATGTATTTCCAGCGACCGCAAAAGAAATAAAGTCAATAGCGTTTAATTTCAATTCTGACATTATTTTTCCTTTATCAGAGGTAATCAGCCATCCCCCTTCGATGGTTACGTCAGTGTCCCACCACTGACGGGCTGAGCTTACACGTTAACCAGGGTTATCAGTAAGCAACATCCTGATATTCAAACAGTAGCCACCACTTGGTGGCTTTTTTTATGGGAGTTTGCCGTGCGCGACATACCAGCCAGTATGATTATTGATAGCGTCGACGCCGGAGTAGGCGCGTTTATCGACCTGTTCGAAGCCGACCTGCAACCCTTTGGCGGAGACCTTATCCGGTTCCATTCCGGCACCAATGGATATTACGGAAATGTGATCTGGAAGGGGAATCAGTATCAGGCATACCCGATAGCAGTCGAAGGGTTCGAGTCAAAGAACGAAGGCACATATGCCCGGCCAACAATGGTGGTGGCGAACGTCACGGGTTTACTGACGGGCATAAACCATGACTTCGACGACATGCTTGGGGTGGTGATCACCCGCCGTCAGGTTCCGGTGAAATACCTGGACGCGGTGAACTTCCCCAATGGCAACCCTGACGCAGATCCGACGCAGGAAGCGGTTTCCCGCTACGTTGTTGAGGAGATGACGGAAGAGACGTTCGAGCAGGTGACCTACACGCTGGCGACACCGATTGACTGCGACAACGCTATCATCCCGGCGCGAACCATCCTTGCC